ATATTATGCGGTGCGGCCGCATCTGGAGCAGGCGCGTTTCCTCCTCGAGGAAATCGAGGCTCTCGAAAACGGGGCACCGCTGTGAAGGTAATCCGCGATCGGCCGCCGCTGTTCGACGATATCGATCGGGTATTTCATATCCGAGGACAAAGCATCCTATTCGCCTGGGGGGATTGCATTTATGTACCATCGGGATCGCTTGAGATATCTCCGGCTCTTATTAGCCATGAGCGTGTGCACGGCGATCGGCAGCTCAGTTATGCTCCTCCTGGCGCCAGCAGATTGCTTTTCACGCCAGAGGAACTCATCCATCTTTGGTGGCGACGGTATCTGGTCGACATTGATTTCCGACGAAAGGAAGAATCGCTTGCCCATATCGCCGAGTATCGGCACTTATGTGAGCACGCCGGAGGGCGAAACCAGCGGCGCCGGCATATGTCGATCGTGGCCTCCAAATTGTCATCTCCGCTCTATGGACCGATGATGAACAAGGCTGAAGCAAGACAGGTATTAGACAATGGCTATTCGTCACGTTCGTGATGCCTTTAACGAAGAGGCAAAGGGTCATGCAGTCTGCCACGAGGCGCTGCTACGCTATGAAGATAACGGCAGTGGCGGCCAGCATCAGATCATTACCGTGAAGGGGGTGCGCGCCGATGGAACGATGTTTGTCATCGCCACACCGGCGCATGCTATGGCCGACGATCCGCATCACCATGTTCGCCTCTTGGCCCAAGCAATGAAAGAAGAGCCGGTGGTTGAGGCGGCGGGGGAGCAGCCGGCCACCGGCTCTAGTCATCAGGGGAGCACACCCCTGCAGGTCGCGCCGGCGCAAGCTGTGGGGGTCAGCGCGGGTGCGAACCTGAACCTACCTAATCCCTTTTCGCGGCAATAGTTCGCCCTAAAAGCGACGAAACAGACCTAGAATCACTCAAAAAAGGACATCTTGCTATGGCTGGTCATTACCTTGCTACCGAAAATCCTGAAGTCGCCGCTGAGTTATCCAATGGCATCCAGGCGAGCGGTATAGCGCCGGAGCCCCTCTACCCCCTTGTGGACGAGCGCGCCTTGCCAGATATCGGCACCGTGGTGGTCTATATCGCCCGACCCGGCGAGGGCCGTTCCGGCAAGCAAGAATTTCCTGCGATGGTCATGCACCATGAGCAGATGGGTGGGCTCTATCTGCTCGTGCTCTATGACTACGACGATCAGGTGTGCCGGCCCAATGTATATGAGGCGACCGAGGACATGCCCTGGCCGGCGTGGCGCCATGTGCGCAATGGGCAGATCGTGGTCGAGGAGCCATTTGAACCGACCCGATTGAACATCATGCGCAAGGACGTCGACCAGTTGCGGGCAGACCTCGACAGAATGCTCATGGGCATCTATGGAAAGTATAAGATCCCGGCAAACGGGATCATGAGCTTCCTCGTGGCGTTTGAGGCTAAACTCAAAGAGATCAGTAAGCGTGTCAGTGCGATCGAGAAATAGGCCCTGTGGGGGCCTGCCGGGGGTCTAAGCAGTGACAGTCGATGATGCGCTCGATGAGCGGTCGGAGCATTCCGACGGTGCCGAGATTGCCGCTGATGGCACGATCGGCGCCGAGGGGGCGAAACTTCCCAAGCTGCCATCGGAGCTAAGCGAGAAGGATCTGTTCGAAGTCCTCAAGCGCTGGTTCCTGACCGATTCCGAGTTCTCGGCCTCCTGGCGCATCCAAGCCAAGAACGATTTTGATTTCCGATCGGGCGAGCAATGGAGCGATACCGACAAGGCGCTGCTGAACTCGCAGCAACGGCCGCATATCGTCTTCAACCGGGTGCTGACCATCCTCAAGGCTGTCGCCGGCATGGAGATTAATGGTCGGCACGAAATCCAATTTCTACCCTCGCATAACGAGGTCACCGCGCCCAACGAGCTGCTATCGGCCGCCTCGAAATGGATGGCAGCCGGCTGCGATGGCGAGGACGAAGAGAGTGAGGCGTTCGACAATTGCGCCACCTGCGGCATGGGATGGACGGAGAACCGCCTCAGCTATGAGGATGACCCAGCAGGGCTCTACATCGAGGAAAGCGTCAATCCGCTCGAGATGTACTGGGATCATTCGGTCCGCAAAAAGAATCTCGATGGTTCCCAGCGCATCGCGCGGGCCAAGGAAGTCCCGCTGCGCGATGCCATGCAGCTCTTCCCAGGTAAGACTCGCGAGCAGCTCGATGCGGTATGGGCGGTGGGCACCGAGCTGGACAAGACGGTCAAATCGATTGAGCAGAAACGCATTCGCGATACCGACGGCACCGGGATGGATTTCTACGACGATTCCAGCAAGGTGATGTTGGTCGAAATGCAGTGGGTCGAGCGCGAGGTGTTCTACCTGATCGCCGACGAGGAGACCCAGCAAAAACTGCAGATCAATCAGGCGCAATACGATCACATGCTTCGCAACGCTAAGCGGCTCGAGGAGCGGCTCGGCGGCGGAGTGACGGTGATGCCGACCGCGGCCAGGATGTCGCGCAAGGTCTATAAGCGGGCTTTCCTGGGCAATGAGCTGTTGCAGACCGGCGATGCACCGATCAAGGGTCGTTTCAGCTGGGCCTGCATCACCGGCGAGCTGGACCGCAATAAGGGTCACTGGTTCGGCCTGATCAAAACCATGCGCGATCCGCAGATGTGGGCCAACAAGTGGTTGAGCCAGACCCTGCACATCCTCAACACCACCGCGAAGGGCGGCATTGTCGCAGAGGAAGATGCCTTTGCTGATATGACGGAGGCCGAGGAAAAATGGGCTCAGCCCGATACGATCGTGTGGGCAACCACCGGCGCGGTGTCACAGCAGAAGATCATGCCCAAGCCAGGGGGCGGTTTAACCCAGGGCCATGTGGACCTGATGCAGTTCGCGATTACTTCGATCAGGGATTGTACTGGCATCAACCTCGAGCTGCTTGGCCAAAAGGATGTGAACCAGCCGGGTATCCTCGAGGCTCAGCGCAAGCAAGCCGGTATGACGGTGCTCGCCACCCTTTTCGATTCCCTGCGGCGATTCCGGAAACAAGTTGGCCGCATTCGCCTCTATCTCATCCAGACCTACCTTTCGGACGGTCGTCTAATTCGGATCGTCGGGCCTGATGGCGCGCGCTCGCTGCCGCTGATGCGCGATAAGACATTCGGCGAATATGACGTAGTGGTCGACGATACCCCGACATCGCCGAACCAGAAGGAAGCGAACTGGATGATTATCCAGCCGCTGCTCGCCGTGTTCAAAGACCAGCTGATGCAGAACCCGAAAGTGTTTGCCGAGATGCTGGAATATTCTCCGCTGCCCTCTCGCCTCACGGAGATGATCAAGAAGTTCGTCAACGAAGCTGACACCGATCCTGCGAAGGCCCAGGAGATCGCCACCATCAAGCAATTGACCCAGGCCAAGCAGGTGGCGGAGATCAATAAGGATCAGTCGATCGCCGAGATGAACAATGCCAAGGCAGGCGCCACGCAAGCCACCGCGAGCTACGATCTCGCGATGGCGCAGCATATGCTAGCCAGCGGTGAATTTGAGAAATTGAAATCACATCTGGAAGTATTGAAAACCGCAGCTGATGCGAGAAAGGCCGACGCCGACGCCCGTGCCTCTGAGCATAAGTCCGTGACTGCCCATGCCGATTCGCATGCCAAGCTGATTGATGCCATGTCTGGTCATCAGCAGGCGCAGCATGATCAGGCGATGGACCGGGCTCAGCTGGTCAACGATACAATCGCCACCCATGCCGCCGCCATTCGTGACCATGCCAGCGCCCATCGCGATCGGGTCGGTGCGGTGGTCGATGCCCTACAACCTGTCCAGAGCGACAAGAGCCTGAACGCTCCACCGAAAGCCCCGGCTAAGTGACGCTGATCGTCCATCGCATTAATGCCCGCCGGCAGCTGTTCCATCAGCTACAGCAGTTTTGCGAACAGCACCTCGTAGGTCTGTGGACAATCGGCGATATCATCTTTGACGCCGCCGAATTACTGCCAAAAGAGCATGGCCGAAGGCAGCTGCCCCGTGAAACGGTCAGTGGTCACTTCGGCCCCTACACGATTGTTGTCTCATCCCCTGAGGAAAAACCGCCGTTAGGCGAGGTCATCTGCACCTCCATTCATGGCATGCGGATCGAGGGCATCCTCGACCCCCGCACGTTCGAATGGATCGCGGAGGCCATCAAGCTGGACACACCTCAAGGGGGATACCATGTCGATGACCGACGAAGACGTAGGCTTATCAGCTGAAGAGCAGGCCCAATTCGATGCGATGCGCGATACGGCTTTGCCGGCCGGTAGCAACATCTCTTCACCCGACCAATTGCCAGACCCGTCAAGTGCTATTGACGCGACATCGACTGCGGTCGACAAGGTCACGGCGAAAGCGGAGCCGCAAACACCAACTATCGAGCCCGATGACCCTGACGTAGAGACGGTCAAGGATGCCACCGGCAAGGATGTCATCGACGCCAACACCGGTAAGCCGCAGAGGCGGGTATCCTTCCATAAATATCAACGCGCCATGGAACGGCTCGCCGCGGCCGAGGCGGCGGTGGCCAAGACCTCTGAGGAGCGCGCCCGTATCGACGAGCGGCTGAAGATCATCAACGAGGCCTTGACCACACCGGGGCCGGAGGCGGCCGCCAAAACCCCGGAAGAGACCGACCCGGAACCAGATCCCGAGGTCAATATCTTTGAATGGGTGAAATGGAACAAGCGCGAACTAGCCCGGGAGCGCGAGGCGCGGACCAACCTCGAGACCGCATGGCGCGAAGAACGCGACGACGCCAATCTGGCCAACAACTATCGCCAGGATGCCAACAAGTTTGCCCAGACCGAGCCCAACTTCGGTCCGGCCTATCACTACCTGCTATCGGTGCGCGCGAATCAGTTGCGCGCCGCCGGCTGGGATGACGAGACCAAGATCAGCCAGCAGCTCGTCAAGGAAGAAAAGGGACTGGTCAAAAATGCCTATGCCGACAGCGTCAGCCCGGCCGCCCGTATCTTTGAGATGGCGAAAGCGGCTGGGTTTGCGCCCAAGGCGGCCGCAGCGCCCGCCGCAGCTGTACCAGGGACGCCCCTGGGCGATATGAAGCCGCCGGCTGCTGCACCCAAGGCCGGCGTGCCAAGCGTCACTGAGCAGGTCCGGATGGCCGCGGAAGGGGCAGCTGCCTCGACATCCTTGTCGCAGGCCGGAGGGGCGCCGCTAGAGCAATTGACACAAGCAAAACTGCTCTCTATGGATGAGGATGAGTTCAACATGGTGGTCTCGCAACTCAGCAAGACTAAACTACGGGAACTCTTCGGCGACTGAGATAGTCGCATTGGGCGGTCCCCCGGATAGCGGACCCCGTCGCGCAGAACGATAATCGCGCATCCCACAATCGTTTCCACGATAAACCGGCGCGCGCCTGAAGCGCAGCCACACGGGGTGCCATATGGCCATTACGAATTTTGGCGTCAACGACGCCCTTGCAGTCAAGCTGTGGTCCAAGACGCTGGACGCCGAAGCCCTGAAATACACCGACATCGGTCCCTTGATCGGTGATTCGCCGAACGCGATTATTCATCGCAAGACCGAAACCTCTAAGGGGCCCGGTGACCAAGTCACCTACGGCATCCGCATGCAGCTATCGGGCTCGGGCTTTACCGAGAACCAGCTCGCCGAAGGTAACGGTGAATCGCTGACGATCTATTCCGATGCGATCCTGATCAACGAACTGGGTCATGTGGTCTCCGTCAAGAACGGCAATACCATCGACGCCCAGCGCGTTCCCTTCAATCTGCGCGAAGAGGCCCGCGATGGTTTGGCTGACTGGTATGCCGGCCGCTTCTCGATCGCTTTCTTCAATCAGGTTTGCGGCTATACGCCACAGGCCGACGTGCGCTACACCGGCCTCAATGCCCCGGTCGCAGCCACCCGCATTGTCCGGCAGTCAAGCCGCACTGACGATGCTTCACTACTGTCCTCGGATACGTTCACCATCAATCTGATTGACAAGGTCAAGGAAGCCGCGATCGTTGCGACACCTAAGATCCGTCCGGTTAAGATCGGTGGTCAGGACGTCAAGGGGCGCCGGGACTTCAATGCAACTCTGACCGACAAATATGTGATGTATTTGCATCCATATCAGGTCACCGACCTGCGCATCTCGACCTCGACCGGCCAATGGCTGGATATCACCAAAGCTGCCATGACCGGCGGTCAGGTGACCGGCAACGGTCTCTACACCGGGGCGATAGGCGAATATAACTCGGTGATCCTTCGTTCGTCTTTCCACGTCACCAATGGCGTGGCCAATGCTGGAACCCAGGTAGCCAATACTTATCGGGCGGTGTTGCTCGGTGGTCAGGCTTGCATGATGGCCTTTGGTCAGAAGGATTCGCCCGGCAAATATCGCTGGAACGAAGAACTCTTCGATCATAAGCGTCGTATGGAAGTCTCGGCGTGGACCATCCATGGCATCAAGAAGACCAAGTACAACTCACTCGATTACGGCGTCATTGTCTGCTCTACCTATGCAGCGGCCCATACCTGATGAATTGAGGGTGGCCTAATCGCCACCCTCTTCCGCTCTCGTTTTTTTTCGCTCGGAGGAGCAACTTAAATGACCACGAACACTGCAGGCTCTCAGGCACGTCAAGATCCGCGTCAGGTGTCCAATACCATGCGCGGATCGATCGTGTTCAACAGTGCATCGGCCACCGCTGTCTTCATTCCGATCGGCGTCCTGCCGAAAGGCGCATGGGTCATCGCGGTGCATCTCTCGGTCGATACCGCCTTTAACGCCGGTACCACCAACACCATCGACGTCGGCACCTCTGCCACGC